TTATTCTATCAATAAGCGCAATAAGAGTGCTGTTAGCTTCTCCAATAATAGGTTTAACTACAGTGGTGCTCCACTTCCACACGTAGAAAACAAAATATCCAAGACCGACTGCGGCTACAACTGGAAACCCAAAATCTTTAATTAACTGTGCTACGTCCATGATTTATAGGCGTCCTTCATAACTTTCATTAGTGGTTCTGATTTAACTAGAACCCCTTTACTGTTGACTATGAAAATATCATCTTTTTGAAATAGTCCTTTATCAAGAAGTTCTGTTTCAGTATCACCCTTAATGTGAATATCGCCATTGGGGTTTGTTTCAATTGTATAATCTATCCATACAGTCATTAGTCTCTCCTTGCATCATTTTTACCATCGGCACGAGCAATACGTTCCATGTCGGGCCGCACTCCAAAAGCATTGCTCATCAGAGTGTCGATACGAATCACGTCATGATTCATAGTTTGAACACGATTGTCTAGGGCACCAATGATATTTTTCATACCATTGATACTGCCTTCAACTGAACTTAAAATAAATTTTACTGATAAAAATACAAAATAACCGGCTGCACATGCTGCCGCGATAGGAAAGCCCACCTCAGCTATTAGCTTAAAGATTTCCATCTCAACTCCTCGACATCCTAGTACTAGGACGTTACTTGCTCCAACTGTATTTAGTTAAACAAGGAGGATAATCAGATAGTAGGTTAGGAAATGTAACATTTGATCTAGTGTAAGCATCCACCAATATGCTTGATTCGTACTATTGATTTCAAAGCGCATCATAGTGTTGCTTTTTGTATAGTCTATATGCCAGTGTGCGATCCAATCAAATACACCTGCTATAAGTGCTGTGATTGGTCCTACAAAAAACAGTGCAACCAAAAAGGTAGCAATACCATGTGCACCATAATGCTGTTGAGCACGTTTACTACGATAATTGTATTTGTGAAGGTTGCCTTGAAGGCGTTGAATGCCTATATCTACTACAGCATGTTTCCATAGTAGCGCAAGAAGAAAAGTTAGTTCCATGCAGATATTTATTGCTAAGTATCATAAAAGGTAATATAATAATACTATGAATATTATACTAGGCGAAGACGCATATAATCAAGTTAAGGACAAATATATTACCCTTGAGCTTGACACATTTTGTATCAGTGATGAAAACCATAAAAGTTATTGTGTTTTAGACGCTAGTGACATTCCTCTTGGAGAAATGCCAGAACTTGCTCTTTGGGAGGACAATCATGCTAAATTAATTGAAAATTGGCACAAAGGTAATTTTGAATTTTGTGAGCAAATGATTGATCATGTCATGAAACGCTGGGGAGGACACATGAATAGTTTCTACACAGAACTTTATTCCCGCATTCAAGATATTAAAGATAAGGAACTACCTGAGGAGTGGAACGGTGTTATCCAAAGGTAGTAGTTTTATAACTCTATCGATATATAACAAACACGATATACTCAATCTTCTAGATACGATCAGTACATTTGATGATCAAAATTTAAAGCGTTTTATACCCAATAAAAAGAAACTTATCGCTAACCTATTTTATGAGCCTAGTACAAGAACTAGTTCAAGTTTCTATGCAGCGGCCACATATTTAGGTCACGAAGTACTAAGCATTAATAATGTACAGTATTCCAGCGTAGCAAAGGGTGAAACTCTAGAAGATACTATTCGCACACTTGCAAGTTTTGTGCACTGTATAGTGTTAAGGCATCCGGAAGAAGGTGCCGCCAAACGTGCTGCCCAAGTTAGCACAGTCCCTGTAATAAATGCAGGTGACGGTGTGGGCGAACACCCCACACAAACACTATTAGACCTATACACTATCTATAAACATTATGGTAGACTAGATGGACTAATAGTAACACTAATGGGAGATCACAAATATGGTCGTACCATTCACAGTCTGGTCCAAGCACTAGACTTATTTGATACTAAAATTAATTTAATAGGGCCAATAGATTTAAAGTTACCCAAGAAATTTTACAAAGAACGCTATCTTGAAAGTGTAGAACTTACTGCTAATATTGCTATGTCAACAGATGTTCTATACATGACTAGAGTACAACGGGAAAGGGGTGCACGGGGAAATTATGCCTTTACAAGACTGGATGCAGAAAACTTGCCACCAAACAGTATTGTAATGCACCCCTTGCCTCGTGTTGATGAACTACCCAATTGGTTTGACACAGACCCTAGAGCCAAATATTTTGAACAAATGTCAAACGGACTAGCAGTAAGAAAATTTTTATTAGATAAGATATTAGGTTGACTCTTACTGTACATAGTATATAATATACATATTGTTGAAAACGAGGACACAATGTATCAAGGCAACGGACACATTTTTGAAGAAAAGTTTAATAAAGTCAGTGATTTTATGGATCGCTGGTACGTAGACCCTAAAGAACGTGGGTCACGTAAATCTAGCGAATATCGCGGTGCACTACGCAATCAAGCACGTATTTCATATCGTGTAGCTAAGAGAGCACTTAAGGACATTCAGAAGGCAGGTTAGATTCACCGCGGAGTAGGATAGCACTAGGCTATCGGGTAGTGAGCGTTAGGCGGGGGCTACACTATAATATCTTTCACCTCTAAGAGGAGTATCTGTTGATTGTTGTGGCACTTTATCCAGACGGTATAACAATGAGTCAACTATATCTTCCTTTTGCAGGAACTCCTGGGTATTCAGTAAGCGATACTCAGTATAATAAAGCAATGGACCATTATACTGATGTACAGTCCTGGTGCGACGCACACTTAGTTGGGCCCTGGAGTTGTAATCCTGGTGATATATTACACGTTGGTGTGCGTGTAAGAATTGGCAGTTTAGATGATCTTGCATATTTTTGTCTAAAATGGAGTTATATATAATGACTATGCATTTATTGGGACCAGAGTTTACTACTACGAGTACTCGCAAACGTAAGTCTAAAAACAAAACTAAATCACTTCTTGCTGCTGAAGCAGAGCATGAAAAATATCTACGTAAAATGGGTGTGCACCCAGATCAACGTAAACAAAATAGGGCCCGTAGTTCAGTCCGGTTAGAACGGACCGCTCATAACGGTCATGTCGGGGGTTCAAATCCCTCCGGGCCCACCAGTACAATTATGTATAATTCTTCTATGGCAAAGAAACAACAGAAGATTTATACTGGAACTGAGATTATCGGTATTGCGCAGATGCATAAATCTAATGCAGTTCCTGTTAGAGGTAAAAAACAAGCCGAAGAAATTGCAAAGATGAGGCGAGGATGATGCCTGACATCTTTAACCATTATCCTATGTTTATTGATCAGGAAACAGGATATAAGAGTAATTTTTTAATTGATTTTGCAAAATTGAAGAGGAGACCTACCGATGAATACATTCGTAAAGTACTCACAAATCAATTTGATCATGATCTATATAACTTACTTTTTAGCCAATTTGACCCTAGTCAGATTCAATTTTTAGAAGGAGTTGTTTGTGATTACACAACTCCTAAAATTAATACTATTGAAAATTATAATTTATCCGATTTAAAATCTGATATGTTGGATATTTTAACCAAAAAATTAAAACCGTTATCTAATCAAAAAGCTATCTTATTTCTCTCATGCGGCGTAGATAGTCTTCTATTACTACACATTTGTTTAGAATTAAACATAAAATTAAAGTGCATATATGTGGCATCGTTGTATAATAAAGATGAGATTGAAGACATATGCAGGATAAGAGACCAGTACAACATCGATGTAGAAATTATTGACAACTACGACCCATTGGTGCCGGACCAAGATTATTATCGTTACTTTCATTTAAATCCATCTTTCCAAAACGTAGGCGCCATTGGCCCGGTTCGGTACTATAATATTTTAAAAGACCCAATGTACTCGGAATACAAATATGTATTAACAGGACATGAAGTCGAAGTAACTTTAGATATGATACCTTTGGCCATATATAACTCCGCTAGTGATCAAACCCAGTTCAAAAACTATAATAAAATATATGGAAAATATGTGAACTATAATTTTAATCAACTGACAAAGCAAAGTATAGAAAACTTATTTAATTACTCCAGGTACGAGCGTGTGATTAAGAGATTAACAATGTGTAGGGACTATGCTGTGAATGAATTGTTAACAGGCAAACATTATGTTAAGCCATACAAGAACGAAAAATTAGTGTCTGCTGCTCTTTCGTTATCTAACGAAGACGTAATCGCTAACGCCTATAAAATTCCCAGCTATGAAATACTAGACGATGTATGGAATTTTAAGACTCCGCCTAAAAAATTGTTTGGAAATGCAAATAAGTATGAAAAAACTTTTAATATGCTTGAAGACTCCATGGACGATCCCAGGAGCAATGTCCTACAAACAAACAAGGTCTGGTTAAAAAATTATATGATCCAATATAATAAGTATTAATATGGATCCAATATTACATACATTGCTCGCAACAGGGGCACTACTAGTTAGCTTTTATGCAGGCAAACATTTTAACAGACAAAGATTAATAGAAGGTGTCGTTGCATCAGTTCTAGATGATTTAGAACGTGATGGGTATGTTGCTACCCGGCAAGATAAAAATGGTGATAAAGAATTAGTCTCGATTGCTACAGTAACCGGCGACGCTATTAGAAATATTAAGTAATAATTCATCCCAGCAATTTTTACTAAATCCGTTATAGAACCAATTATAATTATAATTTAATACTTCTTTCATAGTATTTCGCATTTGCTCTAACTCTGATATATCTTTGGTGCCAATCCAATTAACAATATCAGCACAGGCTTGCATACGTTCTTGATCATCTATAATGCTGTCGTAGTCCTCACTCCACCAGTTGTCAAACGTCTTAAATCCATAACTCTGTAAATATTTTAAACAACCAGTACCCCCAACTAGTACAAAGGGTTGTTTTAGTACGACTGGCTTAAATATCTTTTCAGTTAAGTGAATTCTATCCATGACAGTCTCTGTTACGACGTGTAGAAACGCACTGTTGATCGGAGTATCCTGGTTAACTATTATCCATGCACTGCTGTTAGCACCGTCATCAAATTGACTAGGTAACACACTATTATCTGGAAATATTTCATTAGGCGTGCGCTGAGTTTGCGGATCGTTGTCAGGTAAACTGTAAGTTCCAGTACCAGTATCTAACAAGTTTAAAAATTTTATGCGATACTCTCGTTTATTATCTATAAGTCTGTTAGCACATATCCAGCGTGTTAATATTGGGCGATAGTCTGCAACAATTCGTATGTCCTTGTATAATCTATACCAGTGCTCTGCACATAGATATCCGTTAGCGAACCAGTGTATGCTATTGTCAAACTGATCTGCTGACTTACTATGCTCACTGTGTAATACAAGTAAATTATTATATCCAATATGTTTATATTTAATATATTCAGGATGGTATTTAGTTAATAATTCTTTATTTTGTATGTCCCAAAAATAAGCATCTAACTCTAATTCCAAAGGTTCCCAGCTGTGGTTTATTATACGGACATTGTCATATTTCCGCTGGCCACGTCCAAGGGAATCATGCATGACACAGTGTTCATCTGGTATAGTAGAAAGAGTGGGCTTAACATCTCTTAAAGATATATCCTTAGGATCATGTCGGAGCCCATTGGGAAAGATATAGAGTCGATTATCATTGCTGTCAAACAAGTCAGACAATTTAAAATTTATATGTTGAAATTCATTCATGGTAAGTAGTTATATGCGTATATTTAGTAACAACGAATGGGATCCATTAAAATCCATAATTGTGGGATCAGCAACTAACGCTAATTGGCCAGTAAATTGTCCTGATTTTAGACAACAAGAACAAACGACGTTATGGCAAGAAACCCCAGTGCCTAGCGGACCAGTTAGTAATACTATTATAACACAAGCTAATCATGATTTACAACAGTTAACTGATTACCTACGTAAGTTAGACATACAGGTTTATAGGCCAGATGACATAGATTTTCAAAGCACAGATGGCTTTTATAATTATTGTCCAAGGGATAGACTACTAGTAGTAGGCGATACTGTTATAGATGCTCCAATGGCATACGGTTGCAGAGACCAGGAAATCCAAGCCTATAAATTTTTAGACACTGAATTTATTCAAGCACAGGGACGCTGGGACGCCGCTAACGTTTGTAGATTAAATGACGATTTAATTTATTTAATTAGTAGTAGCGGAGATCTAGCAGGCGCACAGTGGCTACAGGAATACTTTCCAGATAAACGGGTTTGGCTAATGGATGGTTATAGTGGTGTACACATAGATAGCACTATCTGCCCGGTTAGAGAAGGGTTGGTTGTGTTAAACGCCAGTAGACTCGATACAGACACAGTGCCGGAATGTCTCAATGGTTGGGATAAGATCTGGGTGCATGAAATGGAACACCAGCCATTTATAAACTATCCATATGCAAGCAATTGGATCGGTATGAATTTTTTAGTTGTCAATCCTCAACTAGTAGTACTGGATCCTAAACAGGAAAATCTACGTAGACAACTGGATAGCCACGGCGTTTCCAGCGAAGGAATCGATTTAACACATTCTAGGACCCTGGGTGGCGGTCATCATTGTGTAACTTTAGATTTGGTACGAGATCAATAGGTAAATACCAGTAATAATACAGTAGAGAATATATTTTGATAACACACCTATTAAACCAAGTCGTAACCAATAAAACATTTGGAGTCCTAGCAGACACTAAAGCAACAACTCTAATTACATCATGCCAACAGACACATCTAGTTTCTGATCAGGCAACATATTTGGTTATTGGCGAAAGCGTGGCTGCACATGGGCTAGCAAATCTAGGCTTTAATGTAAGCTGTGTAGAGGGCATCAATGCTGAACACAAGAATCTTACTAATTTGTCAGGTACAGTTGCTGATATTATACTAAGTGGAGTTAAATATGATTACGTAATTGCCGTTGATGAATGGTTATGTCGAGCACAGACAGAACAACAGCAAATTGACAAAATTAATTTAATGCCAAAACTCGCAACAAAGGGATTCTATACAAGCGTAAAAGACTACAAAAATATGAACCCAAGGGATAGATTTTTTGAGGAAATTTTTGACTTGAAAAGTGATGCTGGAAACTGTATAATAGTTAGACAGCGTGAATGGAATCATCGAGATAGACAGGCATGGACACAAAAAAATTATATTATACAAAATAACGAGCTAACAGTTATCGATCCTGTACAATATAGGACAATGTACTTCAAACAGCTAGCAAAATTTAGTAGTGATGCCGGCGCAAAAGATTTTCAAGTAGACAAGAAGTTAATGTACAAACCTTTATTTTCCAAATCCTTTGAATATATAGTGTACATCAGCTTCTAACAAGGAGCAATATGGACAAAATCCAACAAGCAGTCAATGAACAGGTAAATGATCTGCTCAAAGAACGTGTTAGCCAGGCAGTCGAAGAATCTGATATTTCTGGCAGTGTAACCCAATATCTACAACGAAGACTAGATAATCCTAACTTCAAGTCTTTTGTAGGTGACCAAATATTAACTAGTGTTAGTGGTTTAAACGTTAATGGGGAAGTCATTAATTTAATTGAAAAACAAGTTCAAACTACTATTAACACACAAATTCCTGCTATACAAAAACTAGTTAGAGAGAGAGTTGATTCAATACTATTGCAAACCATAGAACAGTTGGTGCGTAGTTTTAGTTTTCCTGAATCAAGTATACCCGCTAAGAGTATTAACTGGGAAAACTATAGTATTGATAGTCAGCTTATTAGCAATCTTCCCAACCCCAATCCAGGCATAGAAGATATTAGTGACAGGGTTAACCTTACTGTAATGAACGACGCGGTAGTAGTTGAAACAACGTTAGTTAGCAAGCACGTAGAAGCAGAGAACATGACTGTTACTAATCTACATCTAAAGAATACCGACCAGCCATGGATTGGCGCTATTGCTAAACACGTTGAGCAAAACGTAAGGCAGCATGATTACAGTGTAGACATTAATAAAATTGCAGTAAAATTTGATGAACAAGTAAATAAAATCCGCGGTGATATTAAACGTTCAACACAATTAAAAGAGCTTGATGTTAGTGGAGAATCATACCTTAGTGGAGTCCTTTATACCACTCCAGGAAATAAGCGTGTTGGTATAAACACAATGGAGCCTAGCGATGCCCTAACTGTATGGGATCAGGAAGCAGAAGTTGTGATTGGCAAACACGCAAGTCAGGAAGGTTACATTGGTACCCGCCGTAGGCAGGCAGTTAACATAGGCAGTAATAATAACGTGGGTATCAGGATTACTCCAGTGGGTGAGGTAGAAATAAACAAACTCAACCTTTGTGGAAGAACTATTAGTACCAGTGCAGAGGTACCTGGAGATGCCGCCAAACAAGGTGACATTAGGTTAAACACTAAGCCACAAAATGGCCAACCAATTGGTTGGGTATGCATAGATGGTAACCGTTGGAGTAGTTTTGGTATAATAGAATGACAGCGTATGTAATAGGCAACGGTGAAAGCCGTGCTGGTTTAGACATAGACAGTCTTGAAGGCACCACATATGGTAGCAATGCCCTACACAGAGACCATCACCCTGAACATCTAGTATGCTGTGATAAACGTATGGTTTACGAAGCTCAGGATGGAGAATATCTGGGTCCTATATACACCAGACCTGAATGGGTTGATGACTTTACACAAATGAACGTGCATGAGTTGCCAGCCTTTTCCTGGCCAGAAGAACAAAAATGGGAAAAGCATTTTCAGTGTGGCAGTGGATTGCACAGTGTATGGCTAGCACTTACTGACGGTCACCAACATTTAGTAATCGTTGGATTTGATTTGTTTAGTTCAACTGGCAAACACAATAACATATACAAAGATAGTAATAATTACGAGTCAAGTGAGTATACAGCCGTTGATCCCAGTCATTGGATCCCTCAGTTTGAGCGTATGTTTAGTACATATCCAACCGTCAGATTTGATTATTATGTGCCAAAGGGCTGGCGTATTCCCAGTGAATGGCACAAGTGTAAAAATGTACACTTATATACTCGCATACCAGGAATGAAAACTTTATGATACCCAACAAAGATATATTTTGTAACAGTCCCTGGTTCGAAATCCAAATATATTGGAACGGAGACTATGGTATCTGTTGTGCCGAAAGACATAAAATAACGCACTCAGGTTATGATCAGCAGACTGAATACAATATCAGAACCATGAGCATTCGGGACTGGTATAATACTAGTGTACTGTCAGAATTTAAAAATAAACTGTTCGGCAATGAAAAACTTAGCAATTGCGAAAGATGCTATGTAGAACAAACAAACACTGGCACAAGCAGACGTCACAAACAATTACAAAAAAGTGTAATCTTTCAGAATAACTTTACAGAGAGTTATCAACAAAGTCCTAATCTACCAAAATTTGAAAATCAGCTACCTAGTGTGCCTGTGGACTTTCATGTAGATCTGGGAAATTATTGTAACCTTGCTTGTAAAATGTGTTGGAGTGGAGCCAGTAGTACAATTGCAAAACAAAATGTGATCTGGGGAGACGAGTCTGCCAGACCTTATCTGGGTGTAGACTGGACTAAAGATCAAACTGTATGGGATCGTTTTTGTAATGAACTACTGGATATACCAATAAAAAACCTGCACTTTATGGGAGGCGAAACTACAATACAACCTAGATTTAAACAACTGCTTAAATTTTTAATCCATCATGGCAGACATGATATTAATGTAAGTTTTGTAAGCAACTGTACGAACTGGGATTCAGAGTTATTAGATTTATTGTTAGAGTTTAATCGCGTAGGATTAGAATGTAGTATAGAAACAGTTACCAGGCATAACGATTACATAAGGCAGGGCAGTAATATAGAACATGTCCTAGAGAATATACAAAAATACAAACAAATAGCAGACAACGATCGTGTTGCTGTCACAGTCAGGCCTGTAATTAGTAATCTAAGCATAGGCACATTCCACACATTGTTAAGATATTGTTTAGAAAATCAGATGCTTATGAAGTCTAATCCACTTGTGCGTCCCGAATTTATGATGGTAAAGCATTTGCCAGATAGTATTAAGCAAGAATATAAAAAACCATACATGCAATTAATAGAAGACTATGATTTGGATATGGATATTAAACAAGACATCAACGAGAGTAACATTAATAGACTGTCTGATATTATTGCAATCTACATCAGACAAGCATTAAATCTTTTAGATACTCCTGAATCCCAGGATAGTCTGGATAAATTGTCTGAATTAAAAGCTCACTGTAAAAAATGGGACAGTGTCTACAATCTAAACATGAAAGACTTGTATCCTGAGTTCGAACAATGCATGAATTTAGAATAGAAATAGATATAGAACCAGTACAAGGGTTTAACGATCCCAGAGTACGCTATGGCATAAGTGGATTAGACACTAGTGAATTAACCATAGACAAACCTAAAACTTTGGTGCACAAACAGAGTTTACCTGCCGGCAGTTATACATTTGAGATAGAACTAATAAACAAACATCGTAATGATCCCACTATGGCTGTAATTGTTAATAATATAAGGGTTATGGATATTGAAGACTATCAGTTCATTTACAACAGTGTGTATAATCCAGTGGACAGAGAACCACTGACTGCACATAATTATATCTGCTGGCCTGGACCCTGGCAAATGCATTTTACTAGCCCTGTGTACACTTGGATACACAAACAATTAGATTTGGGTTGGATCTACGATTAGGTTGACACTATCACAATACATGTTATTATAGTTATATGAGAATAGGCTTTGCATGCAAATACTGGCATCCTGATCGCAGTTTGAGTAAACGACTGCTTGAGGAAATCGAACGCCCCTACAATGAACGCTCTACGACTATTACCTGGTTAAACAGACAGACCAGAGATGTTGCAGAGGAAAAATTGTGGGACATTATGGTCCATAATATCAAAGGTATGGAAAAACTTATTAAATATGTAGGAGGATTGCCTGATGACTTACGAATGGTTAGAATTGGCTCCAATATTTTGCCTGCTTATACTGAGTCAGATTGGTGTTATTATTGGAAGAAACCGGATGTCAGAGAGTACTGCGAACGAGAGTTTGCTAAAGTGGGTGCAGTTGCAAGGAGTCTTGATGTACGCCTGTCTTTTCATCCTGGTCAGTTTACTGTTCTCGCATCTGATAATCCAGACATTGCTGGCCGTAGTATAGAGGAGTTTGAATATCATGCAGATATGCTCAGGTGGATGGGTTATGGAAAGACCTTCCAGGATTTCAAGTGTAACGTCCACATCGCAGGCAAGAGAGGTCCAGCCGGTATCAAAGACGCACTTAAAAAACTCTCGCCTGAAGCAAGAAACTCCATTACAATTGAAAACGACGAAAACAAGTGGGGTATCGATAGTAGTCTAGAACTGGCCAAAGATTGTGCACTAGTACTAGACATACACCATCACTGGTGTAGAGAAGGTGAATACATAGAAAGAGACGACGATCGTGTTAAAAGAGTTATTGATAGTTGGCGGGGTGTTAGGCCTGTTTGCCACTATAGTGTATCTAGGTGGGATTATCTCCCAACACATAAACAAGGAGAACGGCCGGCCATGGACACTCTACTTTCCGAAGGATACAAAAAAGGAAAACTAAGAGCACATTCTGACACTTACTGGAATACAGCAGTAAACGAATGGGCATGGACTTTTACCAAGGACTTTGACATAATGTGTGAGAGCAAACACAAGCAACTGGCTAGTATTGGATTTTACAACAGCATGACAGGATCTGATGTGAGTGTTTATCATGGCTGAAATTTTTGCTATATTAATAATCGTTTATCTAGTATACCTTGTAATACTAGGATTCAGGATAGTATTTAGAGTAATAGATAAAGGTTGTGACTGGCTTGATCTGTAACTTAAATACGTATTTTTCCTAAAGATTTATATTGATTTACGATAAATACCCTGCTATAGTATAGTATTAGTATAGTAAAAAATGCCGTGCTAGATGCTCGGCAACACACTCACACACAAGGAATATTAAATATGTTTAAAACCCCTCAAGAATGGGCCGACGCACTGAAGTCGTTAGCACCACAAGTTAATGTAAACAAAAACGGTTATGAAATTCGTACTGAGCTATTAGGGATGGCTAAGGATCAGATTTGGCAAGAATATGAGCATAAGTTTGGTGAATATCATGCAAAGGTAGAACGAGATGGAGACCAAGTGGTTACTAAGGTAGAATTACCAAATGTGCCCGGCATAAGCCAAGTTCTAGAACATGCAGAAAAATTTTACGATTTTGTAAACCAAAAGAAATAACAACCCAGAAAGGTTAAATAATGATTAAACAAAGTATTATTGCAGGTGCCATCATGGCTCTTGCTAGCACCGCGGCATTGGCTGAAGACAAGAAGTCTGATCCTGTAAACACTTGGGACGTCAAGGCATTTGGTGAAGTCCGTGCATATGGAGAAGTATCCAGTAAGGACAACGTAGATGCTGAAATTAAGTCAGATTCCACAAAGTTTGGTTTCAAGGTCAATGGTCAGGCTGGCGCAGTTGGCGTATTTGGCGAACTAAGTGCAAACGTTGACGTTAACGGAGCATCAGACAATGTAACCACACGTTTTGGTTATGTTGGCGTGTCACTTCCAAAGATTGGTAACATCAGCCTAGGCAAGCAGATAAGTATTCAGGAAGGATTTGTTGACAAGGCAGACAAATTCTATAGTGCTGGCAACAACAGTGTCCAGAAGATGTCATTTTATCAGCGTAATAGCATCAAGTACACGAATACTATTGGCGGAGTTGATGTTGGTGCTCTAGCAGCTATGGCTGACGGCGATGCTGGTAACGACAACGTTGATCGTTGGCAGATTGGTGCTGGATTCATGGGTCTTGGCGTTGCAGTAGGCAAGGACGCAAATGCAGACGAAAACTACTATGGCGTAGGCTATAGCAACAAGTTTGGTAAGATTGGCATGGGCGCAAGCTACACAATTAAAGATGCAGGTGCAGACACAAGTCTCTCAGACGCACTAGTATGGGGCGATGACAGTACTGGCGTTACACGTGGTATTGAGCTAGCAGTTAGCTATGATATGTCAAAGAAGATGACACTTACTGGCGGTTATAATATGACAGATGCAGACGCAGATGACGGTAATGCTATTGGCGAAGTTGCTTATAAAATCAGCAGCAATGCTGTTGCATTTGGCAACGTAGAGTATGATATTGATTCCGGTGACCACACATCACGAGTTGGTATTTCAATCACATTCTAATACTACTGTAAATAAGGATGCTTCTTAGAGGACCAGAGATTGAATGAACGATGAAACGTTTGGGGTGGCAATGCCCGATCAAGAACATTGTCTAGGGCATGCAGTCCCTATAAAAAACTAGAAGCTACTAACTCACAGGGGGGAATTTAATTCCCCCCTGTTTTATTTCCGATTATACTGGGTAATAACACGGTCTGGTCAGATGTCTACCGGTTCTGACAAGAAATGTAAGATATTCTTAATATTTTTATCCAAAAACGGTAGACATCTGACCAGGACGTGCTATTATAAGGTATAATTAGGAAAACCCAGGCGGTAACATATGTACAAAGTTACAGAAAACAAGCTCTCCAAGTGTTTTGAAAAGATAAATCAAGAGGTTTTTGACGGTCTCCTTGCGTTTGAAGATATTGACTCCGTTGAAGTCGAGTTTTTGGATACCGAATGGGGATACTGCGTGGACGAAGATGGCGAGATAGTACTGGGCATGACAGATGAGTTCCCTACTAGGGCAGACTTTATGAACACTCTTGCACACGAAATGATCCACCTCTTTCAGATTACGAATAGCTTAAAAGTTAACCATGGGGTTGCGTTCGAGCGTATCGCCCAACACGCCCGCCCATTTGGATATATTGCCCACTAAAAGGAGAACGTCTAATATGAAAAACGTTTCAGCATTACAGTCACTTTATAAAAGAGATTCAAAAGACCAGGTTCGTATTTGGACTGTGGAAGTTGGATATGATAATGATGACGTGGCTGGTATCCGTAGCATCAGCGGTCTAGTAGAGGGTGAGAAAGTCACAAGCGTGTGGAATCTATCACAGGCTAAAAATGTGGGTCGCTCAAATGCTACCACGGCCAAAACTCAAGCAGAATTTGAAGCTCAGGCACAATGGACTAAAAAAGCAGACAAAGAGTACTTTACAAGCGTGGCGGATATTGATAGTTATGAACTGTTTAAGCCCATGCTGGCACATGACTTTACAAAAACCCCAGTGGATAGCGGATACACGCAACCCAAGTTAGATGGTATCCGTTGTGTAATTGATAAGAATGGCATGCACACTCGCAGTGGCAAGCCCATCAACAGTTGCCCGCATATCTGGGAAGGCGTTAAGCACATTATCCAAGCCAACCCTAGCATTGTCCTAGACGGTGAGCTTTATAATCACGAACTTAAAGCAAATTTTGAGAAAATCGTTAGCCTGGTACGCAAAGTAAAATGTCGTCCAGAAGAGATTGCGGAGAGTGCAGAGCTGGTTGAATACCACGTTTATGACATGTACGACCACAGTAAGCCAGATTTGCTGTTCATGGAACGTGCTATGTGGTTGTCGAGTAATGTGGCTGTTGATAAAGTTGTGCTGGTTGAGACCAGAAAGTGTGATACACCAGCAGACATTGATAGTATGTACGGAGAATACACACAGGCTGGGTATGAAGGTCAGATGATCCGTCAGGACGCTGTATACCAGTGCAAGCGTAGCAAGAGCTTGCTCAAGCGCAAAGAGTTCACTACACAAGAGTTTGCAGTAGTGAGCGTTGAAGAAGGGCAGGGAGCATGGACAGGCTATGCTAAACGATTTGTTCTAGAACTTGGAGACGGCCGCACATTTAGTAGCGGCGTAAGGGGCTCGCAAGCGCAATTAAAGCAGTTACTCGAGGCTGAGATCAAGCCTACTTGGGTAACTTGCAGGTTTTTTGAACTATCAAACGATGGCGTACCTCGCTTCCCAGTAGTAATTGACTACGGAACAGGCGAACGTGAGGATTAAAAATAAAAAAATATGCAAAAAATAGCCTAAAACGGTTGACGGGATGCTATGATATGCTAGTATATACAAGTTGTTAACAGAGGAGCATACACAACATGTCTAGCAAAGATTTTCTTGTAACGGAACCGGGTCTCACCTATCTGTACACCTCACAGCGTTTAACGCCCTTAGATGTTCCAAAAATGCAACAGGAATTTGGGGAGGATGCGTTTACTGTAGCACCTTATACGCAAAAACTACAGCGCACATTAAAATTAAAACACAAAGATCAAATGTTACGTCTTAAAGCATTTCAAAAACAACGCTATTAATAGCTATTATAGGCTATAATAGCTAACCCATTAAAAGTGCTGCATTTTTTGCAGCACTTTTTTATCTCTTTTGGTTGACTCTAACCCTATATGTGCTAATATACATATATAGGAAATGAGGAGTAAGCAATGAGCAAGTTCGATAACAAACGGTTCAACTACGATGGTATGTACCTCAAGTATGATGGTAAGTTCGTAGCTCGGTTCAAGTATGGTGGTATGGTCTCGTTCAAGAAGTTCCTTCGTGAGAACTTCACCGTTGAGGAATACTTTGCCAATCTTACTTGCAATCCTCCTCTGAAGGTTCTCGAAACTAAGGGTTATGTAAGTCCCAAGGTTGCAAAGATACTGAAGATGCGTGGTTATCCGATGACTCAGGAAGGTTTCAAACAGATGCTTGATGATGACATCGCTCGGAGGGCAGCATAATGTTTTACGTTTACAACCTTGAAACGTCCCAGATTATGCAGAATAAGAAGGGTAAGAAGACTTGGAAGAGCTTGGGTGCTGCCAAAGCGTTCCGCACTCGCATGGGTCGCATGGGCTACAATACAGATGAATACGGTATTGTTGATGTTGACCTGTATAGCCTCATTGAGCAGCAGGTTGAAAAGACCAACCTGATGACGGGCAAGAAGTACCGGGAGAGTGTTAATACTCCTCTGCATCTGTCGCCCAGTTCAGAAACTTATTGGAGCATGTAATGAACATAGGTAAAACCGTAACAGTCGTCTGCGAGGATACAGGGCAGACACAGTCAGGAACTGTTGTAAGCATTAGTAAGAATAATGTGGCTAGTATCGATATTAATCCCAAACTTCCACTTATGTTATTTTTTGAAGCCAAACCCAACGTCTGGGTTTGTAATTCAGTTGGGCTAGAATTTGTGGTGAGGGTCTGATGTCCCACGTAGCGACTGTTACCTTTGACAAGGAGAGTGGATTAACTATAACCGGCACGGGACTTGTTATAGCATTTCATAGTATGAAAGATGCATTTGCGTATGCATCTGAGCTAACCAACGTCCCGGGGGTTGAAAATATTCAAATCCAAAGAATCGACACATGACGGTAAATACGTTAACATAAGTGTAATATTTTAATTAGGAGACGACCATGCCGCGTAAACGTGCCGACTCCCGCGATTACATTACAGTCGCTGGATCAAAAGAACTACTCGACCACTTGGATTTCCATCCCAACCCCTCTACTCCCTGGTCACCAGAACAATTTAATCAGTATAAACCAATTATTAGAGAATATTTAGACCACGTTTACGTAACAATCAACAAGAAAATCAGTAACTCACCCTAACACTGCGGGTATCGTATAATGGCTATTATAAGAGGTTTCCAACCTTTTGATGTCAGTTCGATTCTGACTACCCGCTCCATAGTTTAAGATCTAGAGTAATTATAATATGGCTCCTCATAAAAAGCTACCACGTGTTATTGCCGCTCCTATGACAGGAGTAAGCGATGCAAAACTAGCTATTGCCTGTGACCGTGCGGGCATAACAGGTAGTATTAGTATTTTTATGGATGTAGATGATCAAGTTGCTAACCTAGACAGTGCGTTAGAAGAATTTTGTAACGATAGAGGCCACAGTAATGTTATTGTTAGCTATGGCAATCGGGCTAATGATGGATTTAACCAACGTTGCTTGGAAGTGTTAAGAAAATGGCAAGTAGGCTATCTTTATATTTTAAATTATCCTGCGCCTATGCCAGAAGACTTTACTGTAATTGGCAGAGATTATGTTGTATACAAAACAGAAAAAGCAGCAGGACTTGGGTTTGGTGGATCATATAGTTTACAGGAAAGGATAGAGTCTACCAGTGTGCCAGTTATATGTGCTGGAGGCGTTTATGATAGGGCAGATGTAGAATACTATCTAAATTTAGGTGCCCATAGCGTTGCTGTAGGAACGGCCCTTGCTTGTAGTGCAGAAAGCAACATACCCCTGGATGTAAAAAAACGAATGATAACCAGTAATCAAGCAGACTTATCTAGATTTGCCAATGATGGCAGGCAGGCGTTGTTTATTAAAAATATTGACGATACAGAGTTTAACCATTCTAATAGTTTAAGGTTAGGCCTAAAAGGCGGTGAGGGCCATGTATATGCTGGAACTGCCATTGATAGAATTAATAAATTAGAAACAGTAGCAGATATTGCGGGCAGGCTACTATAACAGCAAGAATACAATATTCCTTTGACAACGATGTTTTAATATCATATAATTAAAGAAAGGTCTCGTAGCTCAGCTGGATAGAGCAACAGCCTTCTAAGCTGTGGGTCGCAGGTTCGAATCCTGCCGAGATCGCCAATTTGGGGAATAGTTCAACGGTAGAGCGCAAGACTTTGACTCTTGAAATCCTGGTTCGAATCCAGGTTCCCCAACCAAACTTTTTATAAGTATCAACACACACAAGGAGACAGATATGAATAGTGTACCAAATGTAACATTCCGCACTCGCGTTCGTGACGAGAGCATTGAAGGTCCTAATCCATACCGTTGGGAGGACGTAACCACAGCAGACTTGTTCGCAAATCTTCGAGTTGTAGTATTCAGCTTGCCTGGTGCTTTCACACCAACCTGCTCAACCTATCAGCTTCCAGACTTTGAGAAGCTATATGGTGAGTTTGCAGCAGAAGGTATTGATCGCATCTATTGCGTAACAGTGAATGATGCTTTTGTATGTAATGCATGGGCACGTGAACAAGGTCTAGAGCATGTAGAAGTTATCCCAGACGGTAGTGGCAAGTTCACTCGTATGATGGGTATGCTAGTTGACAAAGATAACCTAGGCTTTGGCATGCGTAGTTGGCGTTATGCAATGCTAGTTGACGATGGCGACATCGTTGAGCAGTGGGCAGAGCCAGGCTTTATGGATAACGCAGAAGATGATCCTTACGGTGAAACAAGCCCACAGGTTATTCTCGAGCGTGTAAAGAAGCTCAGTGGCAATACCAAATCAGTTATTGGTAGTGCTATTGGTGCATAAGTGATTGCGGGTGTAGCTCAGTGGTAGAGCATCTGGTTGCCAACGAGAATGTCGTGAGTTCGAATCTCATCACCCGCTCCATTATAGGGCGATATCGCCCACCATTTTTTAGGAGATAGATATGCAGAAGTTTGTAGTAGATTGTTGGAACGGTGTCATGGATCATAATCATAATCCTCTCAGACACATTCAAGATCTTCAGGTTAGACATATGGTACTTCAAGTACTAGCATGGATGTGGTGTCTAATTTTTGCAATGAGTGTAGGTAGCTGGACAGTATGGGGTATTAGTGTAATCGCACATCTACTTCTTATTGCAGGTATTGTAGTAACTGTTGGCACATTTGCAACAGCGAAAAGAGCACCAAACAGTTTTGATTTTATCAAAGGTTACCATAGCGGCAGGAGCCGTAATACAGTTTGGATCAACGGCAAGCCAACAAAGCTACCAGCTGGAGATCCAGGCGGCGAGCACGAATAAAAGGAAATAGATATGATAGACGTACTACAATATTCAAGTGTTATTCTTTTAAGCATCGCAGTTATTTGCTTGCTAGTAATAAGTTTCCTAGATTGGCGATATGCCAAAGGTTTAGAAAAGCGTATTGCTGAACTAGAGTATAAAAACAAGCATAAAATCTTCACAGGTGATAAGCCTGTAAGTAAACTTAACTGGTCGAATAGGTAAAGCGTGAACATGAATGGTTTACGTACATTAGTTCTTAATGCAAACTATATGCCAGTAAGTATATTTCCTATACATACTGTGCCTGCAGAGTGTGCTATTACTCGCATCTTTAATGGTAGCATGCATAGTGTGATTAATTATGATCGTAAAATTGGACACCCAAGTTTAGACATCTACTGGCCTGCTGTAGTAGCTCGTAACAAGCAGGGCAGAATACGTGAGAGTGTTCGCTTTGCACGTGATACAGTTTACTACAGAGATCATGGAAAATGTCAGTATTGTGAGATGCCACTAGAGATGAAACACACAACTTATGATCATGTTATTCCTAGAAGCAAAGGTGGCGGGCACACCTGGGAAAACGTTGTAATGAGTTGTAAGAGTTGTAATGGTGCAAAAGGTAACCGTATGCCCAAGGATACCTTTGTACCTATACAACAGCCGTATCGGCCTACATATTGGCAGCTTCTTGCTAATCGTCGTAAGTTTCCTATTACAGTAGATCACCCAAGTTGGGTGGATTTTTTTGGGGAATGGGAAGCCCAAGTTTATACAAGATAATCCACAAAGTTATACGAACATATTGACGTTAGATATATAATATAGTACTATTATAAAGTGGGGCCTTAGCTCATCTGGGAGAGCGATACCTTTGCAAGGTATAGGTGATCGGTTCGAGTCCGATAGGCTCCACCATTTTTTATACCGCCCCTATAGTTAAACGGTATAACAGTTGATTTGTAATCATCAATTCGCAGTTCGATTCTGTGTGGGGGCACCAATTTTCATAACAAATAGCGATAAATAGGTGCATGACATGGTTTTTTATTTTAGTATTAATGTTTCAGAATGTACCGACTGACGATCAAGTCTATGTAATTACTGAGCCGCGGTTTCAGTCTGCTGATGAGTGTTTAACATTTGTTGGATTTAATCAACCTACTATTACTACGCTAATGAACCAACAATTTCCTACGCAAGGAATACGCAATGTCTATTGTGTAACGCAGGAGGTACTAGATAATCTATATAACATACCACCTTCTGATGGAACGGAGGCCAAGCTAGTACCATAAGGAGATAGCATTATCCGACCCGGTATACAAGTTGTATATATGTGTTACAATTAACATAATAAAGAATTATAGTTTATTTACATTCACAGGAGAAGTACAATGAGAAGAACATACTTAGCTACAACAGCCATAATTGCTCTCTTAGCAACTAGTGCATGCTCACCAGGACATATTGCAGCCAATAATAATGGGATTGCAGAATATGTTTGGGTAGGATGCCATCAGGTTACAAAAACTCCAGTAACTGGATCTTATGCATTTAACGCAGTCGGTGATCTTAAAGTTGGAGACTATTTTTACTTTCAACAATTAGCAAAGGATGGGTCGGTTAGTGATGTTGTCACTGGTAAACCCTGTGAAAGTTAATTGGCCGCCAAATCTAGGCTCTCTCGTGAATTTGACGAGGAGAGGACAACTGAATCTGGGGAACTAGATCAGTTATTAGAGGCGGAGGCTAGCTGGGCTCTTATATTCAGTGATACAGGGGATCTACAAGGATTATTCATTCCTAAAGGGTACACAGAAGACGACGCCCCAGCATCTTTAGTCGCAATTATTAAAATGTTTAACACGGAGCAAGGATCACACCATGCAACGGATCATAGTCAAGAAATTACTACTTACCACTAGTGCGTTAGCACTATTACTAATCTCTACACCTGCGGGAGCCTTTAATCCCGTGGGCAGTAGTAGAGTTCCTATTCAGGTACCCAGAGACCAAAATCTTCGTGATCCTGAATACGCAAGTGTTCCTATCGTACGTATTGAGAATGTATATGGTAACCAAGTTCAAATGAATAACGGTTATTATACTATCAAGTGCGGATACGAACAACAAATTGTTAACCCAACTGATAACAGACATTTCCTTACAAGGTTCCTTTATCCAAAGAAACAATATGTGTACGAAAACACACATAACTGCCGCAAGGTTTACCAAGGTACGCCTGAGCACTCTCCCAGTTACTGGGTTTACTATCGTATGCACGGCCAGTTGTACAAAATTCAGATGCAACATAAACCCAAGAACGCATATATTCAGGTAAGAGTAAATTAAATGAATGTATTTGTAATTTTTGCTCCTGGATTAGGTTGACATCTTAGCTCAGTATGCTATTATACTATTGTTGTTAAAACTTAATAAGGAATTGGAACTATGTCAGAAGTAGAATACGCAGCAAACGAAGCAGTTTTTGGATTGCAGTTGGATTGGGACAAGGCAGTGAGCTTTGTGGTCCGTAACGCAAAGACAGACAAAAAAACTGCTCGAGCAGTTCTTAAGGATCAAATGACTAGCTATAACAATGACAATGTATAAAGGGCCAACTTTAGAAGAAACTAGTGCTGTTGACGCAGGGGCAGAATTTGCCTCTGCGTTGATTGAACAAATGGAGCAAAAACTCCAACAACACAACCAGCTAGATGCCTATGATGTTTACTGCGAATGGGACGATGAAGACCTTACTTCCATGGAAGTTTGGTTACGTGATCGTTCGGATGACAGTCGAATAGGTCCTCTAGATTACCGGGCAATGATTGCTCATTAACAGAATATAGCCCACTTGGTGGAATAGGTATACACAACAGACTTAAAATCTGTCTCCTTAGGGATTGCCGGTTCGAGTCCGGCAGTGGGCACCAAGGTCCTGTAGTTTAACGGTAAAACACCCGCCTTATACGCGGTTAGATGTCTCCAGATTAGAGAGCGATCCCGGTTCGAATCCGGGCAGGACTACCAAATAACCGACACCTTCGTCGAAGGTGTCACCAAGTTCCGGTCAGGTGACTGAGTGGATAAAGGTGCGTTGGCTGAGTGGTCGAAAGCGGTGGATTGCTAATCCATTGAACGGTGAATTCCGTTCCGAAGGTTCGAATCCTTCACGCACCGCCATTTTATATAAGAATAGGTTGACTTTTATGTAGATTATGTTACTATATAATAGTTAACCAACTAATTAGACGTGGTGTCTAATAAATGACTGTAACTCGATAAGGAGAATTATCAATGAAAACTACAGCAACAGCAACCAAGCAGGACCGTGTCCTTGCTGCCCTAGTAGAGGGCAATGAACTAACAGGTGCACAGATCCGTGCACGTTTTGGCGTTGGCAATCCACGTGCCACCGTCTCAGCTCTACGCATGAAGGGCTTTCCAATCTACTGCAACGAGCGTGTAGATACAAAGGGTCGTGTTAAGATGTTCTATCGTCTAGGCACACCAAGCCGCGCAGTTATCGCTGCCGGCTACCGTGCACTTGCTTCTTCAGCATCTGCTTAATATGATTAAATAGGGGGGCTTAACAGTCCCCCTATTTCTCTTCAACCCTCATAAATAGATATAGAATGTCCAAAGAGAACTATGTAGAATTCGAAGGCGAAGTCCTTCAGATTTATCCGGCTGGTAAATTTCAAGTAGAACTAAAACTTGAGAATGATGAAACAAGGAACATTGTTGCACATATTAGTGGTAAGATGCGAATGAATAAGATTAATATCTTGGCTGGCGACCAGGTTACAGTGGAAGTAAGTCCATATGATCTTACCCAGGGTCGAATAACGTATAGGCACAAATAGATGAACGTATATGCTTGTGTTCAAAATAAACGAATCCACGGGTTAGAGCGTTGTGAAGGTGAAGTATATCACGATCCAGAATTTATAAAAGATTGTGATTGTAATGGAGTATGTAAAAATGCTAACAGTAACGACAAAAGCAAAAGAATACTTAGCTAGTGTAGCAAACGGCGGCTATGTAACTCTAAGTGTTAAGGGTGGTGGTTGCAGTGGGTTTCAGTATGTATGGGGACTACTAGCAGATGATTCGGAATATAACTGGAGCGATCCTATTGAGGATGTTTTAGTACTAGACCCGCTCGCAGAAATGTATGTATTGGGCAGTGAAGTAGATTATGTTACAGAGTTAGGTGGCAGTTTCCTAGCAGTTCGAAATCCAGTATCCAAGAGTAGTTGTGGATGTGGCGAGAGTTTTAACGTTTAATTCTAAATCTCCTAGTCCTTTTTATCTACTACACCACCAGTTATAACTTGATTCATTATTAGAACATCATTGCGTAGAACTTGAACATGTATTTTTGTTCCTGGTGGCACAGATGTTAATGCATCTCCTACACTTGTCATACTATTAGCTTTTACGCCATTTATTGACACCAGTACATCACCTTTTTTAAGACCGCCCTGGTCAGCTGGCCCGCCCTCTCTTACCATTTCAATTTTAAGAACACCAGCAATTCTGTCTATTGTGTAAGCGAGACCCAGTTTACTACGTCTTACTTCTTTGTATTTTATTAACTGGTTTATATTATATTGTGTTAGATTGCCATCAACACTAAAGTTAATACCCACACTGCCTCTGCCCTGGGTATAGATAAAGGTGTTGACACCAATAACTTCTCCCATCATGTTAAACAAGGGACCGCCACTATTGCCCTGGTTAATAGCAACATCAGTTTGTATAACCTTCTGCCAGGTATTTTGTAAGCGTCTACCATTATAACTAACAATACCCTTACTAACACTCCATATCATTCCTAATGGATGACCAATAGCAAATACATCGTCTCCTTGACGGACATTACTGCTATTAGCCCAGCTAACAGGCGGCCGTAAGTTTAACTGACGCTCACCCTCTATACTTTTCATTTCTACAACAGCAAGATCGCTTAATTTATCGCTAGCATATAATCTAGCGTTGTAATGCTTTATAGTATTATGGAAGGTAATCTTGTATTCATGTTTCTCATCGTTAGCAACATGTTGGTTTGTTACGAGGTAACGTTTGCCTTTGTGACTAATTATAAAACAAGTTCCTGACCCAGCATCTGAATCAGGGGATTGAGTTTTTGAGGGACCTAATTTATTCTGTTTAAGATACTCGTCAAATGGATTCCCTTTTAATCCGTCATCATTAAACTTATCATCAGACTGGCTAGGTTGAATAATTTGGTTAGTAGAGTATGAAATTAGGCACACACTGTCTATTACTCTCTTTACAGTATTTGGAAACTGAGATGCCTGAGCACTATAACTTAAAAGTACCCAGAGGCTTCCCGCTACTAGCATCGAATTTTTCAACATAACGATTAATCTTCCTTGTTCTGGCACTAGCTAATTGTGCAAGTGGCTTACTATAGCAGTCCTTGCAATAATGCGTATTAGTCTTATTCCTGTAGTGTTTACTTGATCTTGCAAACTCAACTCCACATTTGTCACACTGTAATATGTAATCAGTACCGAGTGTCTTCACAGTTTCTGATTTACCATTCCGTATACGAGTATGGGTGTTAAAAGTTCGTAAAGTATTTACTAACATATAAGTACTTAGCAAACGGCTTACTTGCATTAACATATAAATACAATATAACATTGTGAAAGGACACATAATGGCCAAGCAAACAATTAATATCGGCAGTAGTGCCAATGACGGATCAGGTGATCCGCTCCGTACTGCCTTCGATAAAGTAAATGATAACTTTGGAGAGCTATATGCAGTTTCAGGTGCAGGCAGTGGACAAAATATTGCTATTAGCGGACAAAAAATTATCAGTGAAAATACAAACGGTAATATCCAGTTAGATCCAAATGGTACTGGTGAAGTACAGTTCTTGAGTGACACTACAATGGGTGATAGTTTCAAACACCAAATGGGTGACGGAGATGACTTTAAAATTTACCACGATGGTAGCCACAGTTATATTGTAGACGAAGGTACAGGTAACCTGAAGATTCAGGGCAGTCAAATTGACATCCTGGGTGGTGCTGATGGTGCTGAAACAATGGCAACATTTGTAGACGATGGCGCAGTAACACTCTATTATGATAACAGTGCTAAAATTGCAACTGTTACAGCAGGTGTTGATATCACAGGCGACTTGAATGTTGATACAATTAACACAGGCGGCCAGGCCCTTTCAGTAGGCGGCGCGGCGACGTTCTCTACTGCGACTGTATCTAACACCCTACAAGCAGGGCTTTTAGTAGTGGACAGCAATATTTCACTGAATGGTAACAAAATATTTACACAATTATCTAATAGTGACATTGATCTTGATCCAAGCGGAACTGGTACTGTAAATTTGCGTGTTCCTACACAATCAACAGTAGGCGCAGCAGGTGGTGCCAGTGCTCTACCAGCAACTCCAACAGGATATGCAAAGTTTAAAATTGGCGACACAGAATACGTAATTCCATACTACGCAGTATCATAAGGAGTGACCAATGGCTAAACAAACTGTAAACATTGGTACCAACCAAGATGATGGTACAGGTGATGTACTAAGAGATGCGTTCAAGAAAATTAACGAGAACTTTGATGAGATTTACACAGAGCTTGGCGGCACTAGTCTATCAGGTTTAAATTTTTCCGGAACAACTATCGGTACAGACACCGCAGGTTCCAGCATAACGGTTGATGTAACAGTTGGCGGACAGATTATATTGGCAGGACCCGTTAGTGTAAGTGAAACATTTGCCGTTACAGGCAATACTTCCTTAACTGGCACACTTGATGTAGATGGTAATACAACGTTAGATACAGTCAGTATTGGTGAGACTCTTGCTGTTACAGGTGCTACAACACTAAGCAGTGCACTATCTGGTACAAGCGCAACAATGTCTGGTGCAGTTACTATCGGAGGAACAACCACACTAAATGGCAGTGTTGATATCGGAGACAGTAGTAGCGATACGGTTACAATTACGTCCCGAGTTGACAGTAGTATCGTTCCAAGTAGTAACGAAACAAACAACTTAGGAAGTAGTACGTTACGCTGGGCTAGTGTATACGCCAAAGATGGTGATTTCTCAGGTAATATCACCTTGGGTGGCAATATTACCGTTGGAGATGGTGACTCAGATAGTATTACGATTAATGCTGATCTAACAAGTAATCTAGTTCCTAATGCTGATATTACATTCGATGTTGGTACTATTAGTAAAAAGTGGAGAACCGTATACGCCGATACAGTTAACACAAGTAGTATAACTGGTGCCACAAGTTTTGCTATTGGCAACTTATCTTTTAGTGGTAATAGTATTTCAAACACCACAACTAATGAAAATGTTACACTAGACACCCTGGGTACTGGCAGAGTGGTTGTTAGTGATATTACTATTAGTAATAGATCTGCAAACGAAGTATTATTTGCAGGCGTAGGCGGAGCCGTAACTAGCTATAGTGGATTTACCCATAGTGGAACAACCACCACAATGGAACAGTTAATTATTAACGACTTAACAATTGATGGAAATAATATTACTAGTGGCAGTAATATTGAACTCCAGCCAGGCAGTGGTATTATTGATGTGAAAAACGCTGTTATAGATAATTTAGCTAATCCAACACTGGGTGATCATGCAACTACAAAAGATTATGTTGATACAGCAACAAATCAGCCTATTACTTTAGCTGTCGACGACAGTACAGCAATCCAAGCAAGGCTAGGTGAAACCATACAAGTACTAGGCACAAATGGTATTGGAACTTCAGTTGGACCTCAGAGCATTACTGTAACAAATAATGATACCTGGGATACATTTTTAACAAGAGTAGGAACAACAGTTCCAGGGATTGCTGGTTTAAGTATGAGCAAACTTACTATAGATAGCACTCTTACTATTAATAATAATAATATTTCAACAATAGTTAGTAACGCTGATCTTGTGTTAGATGCAAGTGGAACAGGTAGAATAGTTGTTAGATCAAGCCTAGATGTAGACGAAACAATTAACGTAACTGGAGCAACCACACTAAGTTCAACATTGGGTGTTACTGGAGATGCTACGTTTAGTGGCGATATTACTAATGGCAGGATTACTATTACTGATAATTTAATACATTCTGTTAATACAAATGAAGAGCTACTATTAGGAAGTTCTGGTATAGGAAATGTTGTAATACAGGACCATTTGAGTCTGGATTCACAATCAGCAACTCCAGCTGCTAATGCTGACAGAGCCCACATTTATTCATTCAAATATAGTGGTACTACTAATCGTGCGTTTACAATGGATGGTACTGGTAATTACTATGCTATTGCTCCCAGAGCGTATACCCCCGCTAATGCAGTGGGCGCTGCTGGTGATAAAAGAGGCGATCAAGCATTTGATACCAATTACCAGTATCAGTGTCTAGCAGATTATGACGGCAGTACTGCAATATGGAAACGGGCAGCACACGCAACCTGGTAATAGCGATAAATACTCACAAGTAGAGGAACCGCTATGACCGCGCCTATTTGGATAACACCGCCCGGCAATTTGGGTACTATTGTAGAGCAAGAGTTCTATCAAGTACAGTTAAACGCAGGAAACGCTGATCACTATGAATGGATTAGCGGCAAATTGCCCAACGGTATTCGTATTACGCCGTTTGGTAGGTGCGAAGGCTACCCTGATGCAAAAGATTACATACAAGGCGTGCCTGTTGAAGTTGCATTTAACGTAACAAGTAGATTTGTTGTACGTGCAACCAATAGCACAGAAGGCACTGTAGCAGACAGAGTATTTGAACTAACAGTTACTGGCAATGATGCTCCTACTATAGATTCATCGCCACCAACTGATCTTGGTGCATCCTGGGACGGTGACTATTTTGAACAGCAACTTACAGCATTTGACCCGGACCCAGGAGACGTAGTAACCTGGAGACTGCAGAGCGGAAAATTGCCTACAGGATTAACGATAAGCACCACTGGACTTATTAGCGGATATATTTCACCAACTCCAACACTTACAGGTACATCAGGATTTGATAATAATAATTATGATATTGGATCCTTTGACTTTAGTACAGTTGCTGAAAGCAAGCTCTATGAATGGGTCGTAGAAGCTTCAGATGGTAAAGATATTGATCTTAAAAACTACAGATTATTTGTTGCTAGCAGAAATTCAGCAACAGCAGACACAGATGAAATAACTGCTGATAGCTTTAAAGACACAGCACTTGAAAACACAATTGACTTTCTTGTTGATGCTAGTTCGAGTATTGAAAGACCACCGGCTTTACTTACCCAGCCTGCCGATTTTGGAACTATTACCCATGACAATTTCTTTGCAACTCAGTTTACAGGATACGATCCTGATGGAGATCCGATTGAATATAGTATAAGTGTTGGTGCCGCAATTGGCTTTGATGCAACTGGATCAACTTATGATGAGGACTTGTTTGACAGAGGAACACAAGAACTACCACCTGGACTTGTGCTGGATAGTGAAACCGGGTGGCTTACTGGTTATATTCCAATCCAAAACACAACTACTCAAAACTATGAGTTTGCAGTGCAAGTTTATAAAAAAGACAAGCCAACTATACGAAGCGAGTTTGTTTACTTCACCCTCACGATTGAAGGAGACATTGATAAAAATATAACTTGGCCTGCATCAGATCTTGGCACTATTAGGACCGGAGATATTAGTGAACTTGATATACGTGCAACTATTAGAAGTGGCGCAGCAGTACAATACGAACTAAGAAGTGGTACACTTGCAGGCACGGGTAACGAGGGTAAAATTCCTCAGGGCCTAAAAATTACAGCAGACGGCTTTATACAGGGTCGGGTAAATTTTGAGCATCTGATGTTTGACGCTGGGGAAACAACATTTGATGTAACCCTGTTTGATAAAGGAGAGTTTGCAGACTTTACCACGTTTGAACTAACCTATAAATTCACCGTAAGAGCATTTAGTAGTAACGGTATAATTGACACTTATAATACATTTAATTTGGAAGTATTGCCAGAAACATTGGATCCGTATGAAAGCCTGTATATACGTGCACTTCCAAAACAAGCACAACGGGATATATACACCAGTCTAATTAACAATAGCGATGATATTCCTACGCAAGATGTATATCGTCCTACAGATTTTAACTTTGGGTTACAAAAAGACATTAGAGCACTCATTGCTACTGGATTAGCACCCAAAGAAGCAACCAAATATATTGAAGCAACTGCTAAAAACCATTTTAACAACACACTGACGTTTGGAGACATCAAAGTAGCAACATCCTATGATGAAAACAACGTTGCAAAGTACGATATCGTTTATATGGAGTTAATAGATGGCGCAATGGGCATTGATCCTACCACTAATAACAAAGCGCCAGCAAGCAACACCATAAATCTAAAATTACAAAAGTCTATTACTGACATGTTCGACTTAGTTAAACCTATAACAGTTGATAGTGGATGGCCCAAAACGAGTACAGGCAATCAACATGCAGATCAGGGCAATGAAATAGAAGTCTATCCCAATGCTATTCAAAATATGCGTAATAGAATGAAGACAGCAATTGGTAGTAGCGTACTTGAACGATTTGTACTACCTAACTGGATGCAAGACAAACAGACTGATGGTAATGTATTAGGTTGGACACTTGCTGCACCAATTGTATATATGAAACCAGGCACAGGCGATCGCACAGCATACAGATTAAAACAACGTAGTGAATTTGATCTCAAGAATATTAGTTTTGAAGTAGATAGATTTGTACTTGATAATAATTTAAGTAACTTTTATGACAAACAAGACCGGAGTTATAGCACAACAGCAGAAACAACATTTGATTTGTCAGATATTGCTAGCAACGTAGTAGCAACAGTAAATCATAGTGTGCCTGGCAATATTACATTTGATAGTTTAAACAAGAAATTAGCAAGTGAAGTTGTTGCAAGTGGTGCGATCACAGGACTTACAGATGTAGCCCAGCTAAATGGTACAACTGTAATCTGGTTAAAGCACGAAGGCATGTTAGACTTCGACAATGATAACGATGGTTGGAATGAAGTATTAGACATATACGACAATGTAGGTTATGATTATGAAAATAGCGGCGCAGGAAGATATGCAGGTGAGCAAGAAATCCCTGGATATGTAGATAAGTTAACAGGAAATGCTACACAAAACAAACAGGCAGGCGTGTGGACTATCAGTGTGGACGCACAAAATATTACTACATTTACCTTTACTCGCGAAGTTAACAACGGAGATCAGGTAAAAGTAACTTTCGATAATAAAATTTATTATTATGAACGCAATGCAACAGGCGGAAGAGCACCTGAATATATTGATGTTAAGGATGTTGATCTAAGCAATGCAGGTATTACTTGTACGTTTGATGGTAATGACACCCGCTTTTACGCAGACACAATTACGCACACAGGACTTGATGCAAATGATGTTTGGATTAAATTCCCACGAATAAATGCTTTCAGAGATAATATACAAAGATAAATAACTGAAGTACCACGGAGATATTTTAAATGGCCAGCAATATCAATGCAAACAATATAGATGGAACCTTTCCTATTGCAGGACAGGATAATGATTCACAAGGGTTCCGAGACAATTTTACAAACACAAAGACAAACTTTAACAATGCCAAAACAGAAATTGAAGATCTACAAAGTAAAGTAGTACTCAAAAGTGCCCTAACGGGCACCAGCCTCTCTAATGCTGGTGCTGGCGCACTAATGACAGACTTTGAACTTAGAGACATGAGTGAGACTCGCGTTAGTAAAGGTACTACTAGTGGTACAGTTACCCTTGCCTATACTGAAGGCTCTTATGTCACAGCAACCACAAGCGGAAGTGTATCAATAGCATTTAGTAACTTTCCAGCAAGTGGTAAACTTGGTCGCATTCGTTTGGAACTGGATGTACAAAACGTAGCGCACACACTAACACTACCAAGTGCAGTGACTATTGGACTAGCAAGTTTGATGGGTATCAACAGCAATACTAGAGTTATTACTTTTGATGAAGTTGGTACATATATCTTTGAGTTCACAACAGATGACCAAGGAACAACAATCGCAGTTAGCGATCTAACACGTAATAGAAGTATTATGGAACAGCGTACACCAGCTAACACTGGACAAACAGGCGATAAGGCAGGCTTGGTAGTAGTTGACGCAAGTTACATTTATGTTTGCACAGGTACATATGACGGTTCAACTGTAATTTGGAAACGTGCAGCAATTAGCGCATATTAGGAATAGATTATGGATTATAAAAAATTACAAGAAAAGATTGACGCTATCTGGAAAGATGAACAAGCAACAGTCGCTGAAGCAACACAAGGCCCAGGAGTAGATGCAGTAATGGAACTTATAGACATGGGCGTTAGCAAAGAAGACTTATTTGATCAAATGATGCGTGATTACAGTGATGACGAGCTTTTGGCATTTGCTGATGATTACCGACGTATGAATGACTTCCCTGGAATGGAAGATTAAAGTACTAAAATATAATAAAACATATTGATTTTAATAACTCCTGTTAGTATAATATAAACATACTAACAGGAGTTTTTATGACTAACATTGATTTACACAAGTACGCAGAATTTGTAGATGCTGTTACTAGCGAAGAGAGTAAGAAAAGCTCTGCACTTGAGCCTGTTATGCGAGAACTATCCAAACATGCTATTATGCCACGGTTACTAACTGCAGGAATTGGGCTATCCAGTGAAACTGGCGAATTTAACGAAATTATTAAGAAATGTATGTTCCAAGGCAAGCCTATGGATGAGGATACGCTCTTTCATATGAAGCGCGAGCTAGGTGATGTCATCTGGTACTGGATGCAAGCATGTTTTGCATTAAATGCAGATCCCAATGATATTATTCAAATGAATATTGACAAACTAGAAGCACGTTATCCTGGTGGCAAGTTTGATGCACACTATAGCGAGAATCGTGTAGATGGTGATGTATGAACCATCCACTTGCTGGAAACTTGCAGGCCCTTGAAGATAATGTATTAGATACCCGCATCAAGGACTTGGCAAAAAAAATTAACTTTGCATACCGGAGTAGCCCTAGCGTGATTCCACAAATGCAAATGATGATGAGTGATCTTCAGGCTGAACGTAGCCGCAGAAACAACGAAAAAATGGAAAAGGTCATGCAACAGGCTAAAGATGAAAATGGCGATACTGGCAGTTGGGATGATATTATAGACATATGATTACAGTTAAAGAAAAATTTGGTGCTACACTTATACTAGACGACATGTTGGTGATTCCCAATTTCTGGGACGTAACCGTAACTATGGAACCCAATCCAGCATTTGCGGATGAGCTTAGTAGTTATAATACGGCCGTGGACAGAGTGCAAGTTTTTATACAAAGTATCCTGGATAACAGTATATTTGTAAGTCCTGAACACATTAAAAATTTTATGAATGGGACGATCCTTGGCACTGGGGTTGTACATACAACTCCTGATGTGCCTTATGATCATATTTTAACCATGTGCTTGTATACAAAATTTAGTAGTATTGTGGAAGGCAGATGTATAGTTCAAAATGTAAAATTAGAAAGTTATCAAGCTGGCGGAGTACAACACAGCCACGGATTAAATGATGGAGATCCTGAAACACTACGTGATATATTTGCAGAAGAGGATCCAGCATTTGCAGAGTATTGGTATGACAGTAAAGTTAAGTTCTTTAATCTTAGCACACAAGGAATGAAGTTAAATGTAGCTGGTTGGGAAAAATTTGACCTATCGTTTGACACTCGCCCCGGAGATGTTGTACAATTAGATACATTCAGAAGCAAAAAAACTAAACCAAAGGATAACGATGACGGAACAGATATCGCTTGATGCTTTTAGCAGACAGATTTACACACAGGATGATGCAGTGCATGCACTATATGTAAATCCAGGTATAGATTTAGCTAAATTAGATTTTCAAGACGTAGAACAGTTTAATCGTGCAAACGAACTTCTTTATACAGGATATGCAGAGTTAAAACTAGCAGGTACGCTTGATTGTACACCTGAAGAATATCACAGGCGCAATCAACAAACATGGCATATGCCAGCAGAGCATGCAGAGTTTGATATTGCTAAGTGGTTGCTAGATCAATGTGAAACAGATGAACAACGTCAGCGTGTAGGACAAGAACTATTATTGTATGTTGATAGAGGGTTAGAAGATTTGTTAAAATTTCTACGTTATATGGTTCAGGTAATGCGCGATAATAATATTGTCTGGGGCGTAGGAAGAGGTAGTAGTGTAGCTAGTTATGTGCTATACTTAATAGGTGTTCATAAGATTGATAGCCTGTACTATGATTTAGACGTCACAGATTTTTTACGATAAATATTATATACGCATATTAAGGAGATTAAAATGGCACAGAAGAAATACAGAACTTCACAAGGCAAAATGGTAGATTTTAGCGCAATGCTTACAAATAATGAATTAACACCTGCCCTAGGAAATATGAACGTAAACGCTAGGGGAGATGAGATTTCTGCAGACGGAACAATTGTTAAGTCACGGGAAGATGTTATGCGTGAGTATTATAAAATGAATACCACCGTGCCTGAAGAGGCTCCAATCCCTGAAGGCAATGTTGCAACTGCTGACAATATTCCTGAAGATAACTGGGCAGACTGGGAGCCTAACCAAGAAGCAACCACAGAACGACCAGTCCAAGAGCAAATTGAAGAGAAAATTGCGCCACCAACCCCAAAGGCAACTAACGTTGCACAAATGGTAGAAGAGACTGGTGAACAAAAAGTTACTCCAACCGGAAGTCTAGCAAGTAGCGTAGCGGGTACTAAAACAATAACAGGAGTTGATAAATCTAAATTTGAAACTCCATCAGGATTAAAAAGGCTATAAGGAGTAAAATTAATGCCGATAAGCAATACTAATCTAACAGGAAAATTCCGTCCATTGCACTCCGGAGTGCTAGTTAAAGAAATGAAGTTTGATGAATTACGCACAGCCAGTGGCTTGATTATTCCAGGTGACGATGGAGAACTGCGTGGTATCCATCCACGCTGGGCTGAAGTTATAGAAATTGGACACGAACAGGAAGATGTAAGTGTTGGCCAGTGGGTACTAGTAGCACACGGACGCTGGAGCAGAGGATTTAATCTTAATGGGGAAGTTTGTCGCACGGTTGATCCGGATGATATTTTAGGTATTAGCGATAAACAACCACAGGACGAAGTTATGACACCCAGTATGGCTCATCAGACGCAACAGTATGCTGGCGAAGTAGGTGTTGGTAAACTGGAGATCTAACTGATGGATATGCCTCCTGCGGCGCCAGATCATGTTAAGATTGATATACTTGTGCGGAATATACAAGAACTTCAAGCACAACTTCAGTCTGCATACAAGCGGATTTCGGAACTAACTGAAGAACTAGAACGTGAGAAATCAAAAATTAGTTAACACTCGCTATGGTAACATGTATGTCTTTAGTGATGACCTTACCATTGGTCGGAGTCTAGAGCACTACGGAGAGTACTGTTATCCTGAAGTTGATCTGCTGCTAGCACTACTAGACAAGTATAGTTTTGTTTTAGATGTAGGTGCGAATGTTGGTTCACACACACTAGGCTTTGCACCTTATGTAAGCAAAGTTGTAGCATTTGAACCTGATCCAGAATGCCATGACCTACTAGTAAAAAACATAGGTATGCAGGACCGCGGCGTTGCACATAAGATCAGTGTTAATCCTATTGCCCTCAGCGACAGCGTACAAGAAGTTAGCACACAGTTTGACTACGGTAAAACAAAAGTAAGACCCGGTGGATCAATAGTACAAACCAAACTAGATAACATAAAGGGCTTTCCTCGCATTGATTTAATTAAGATTGATGTAGAAGGTATGGAGTATAATGTACTCAAAGGTGCTCAAAACACCATTACATACTTTAGACCTATACTGTTTATTGAGATGCAGGATGCTAGTATGAACAGTCTAGTGTTTGACTTGCTATCCAGTTTAAGTTATAATATGTATTGGGCGCCGTGTGCTACGTATAATCCAGACAATCATAATAAGATTAAGGAAGATGTATTTGGCAAACAGCACGGTGTCCTAAACTGGTTGTGTACGCCTGAGCCAACAAATACTACACTTATACCAGTAACAGATAGAACAGACACAATCGAGAAGGCAGTAAAACGTGAAAGAACTTTGGACAGAAAAGTATAGACCTGATACACTAGAAGGCTATGTGTTTCGTGATAACGATCAAAAGCATCAGGTAGAAAGTTGGATTAGCAGTGGTGCTATTCCGCATTTGTTGTTTAGCGGTGCACCGGGTGTAGGCAAGACTACACTAGCAAAGATCCTAATCAATCAATTGGGTGTGCAGGATGTTGATGTACTAGAGATCAATGCTAGTCGTGAGACTGGTATAGACAACGTGCGTGAACGTATCACTAACTTTGTAGCAACTATGCCCTTTGGTGAGTTTAAAGTTGTACTACTTGATGAGGCAGATTACATTTGGCACAACGGACAGGCAGCACTACGTGGTGTAATGGAAACGTATTCAAGCACTGCACGTTTTATCCTAACTTGTAACTATCCTAACAAGGTTATTCCTGCGCTACACAGTAGATGCCAGGGTTTTCATATTGAAAAGATTGATACCACAGAGTTCACAGCACGTATTGCTACAGTGCTGGTAACTGAAGGCGTTGAGATTGACATTGATACACTGGACAGTTATGTAAAGGCTACATATCCTGATCTACGCAAGTGCATCAACCTAGTGCAGATGAACAGTGTGGATGGTAAACTAGTACGTCCACAAGAATCAGACAGCGCAATGGCTGACTATAGGCTAGCAGTGGTTGATTTGTTTAAAGAAGGCAAATTATTAGAAGCACGTAAACTACTATGCAGTCAAGTACGTGCAGATGAAATGGACGAACTGTTCCGCTGGATGTATGACAATCTAGAACTGTGGAGTGACACACAAGAAGGTCAGGATCAAGCAGTGTTAATCATTGCTAAAGGATTGCGTAACATTCCTATGGTAGCAGATCAGGAGATCAACTTAGCAGCAACGCTGGTAGAACTTACTCAAATATGAGGATATACATATTTCCCACCAAAGAAGAACACCCAATCTTAAAAGGTTATTTAGATGCAAGAGGTTTTAAATATGAGGACTACGATGAGTGGGATTTTAGTGCAGGGAAACGTTTTATAGTCCCTCCAGAAGAATGTCTGCTCATACTTCCATATTCTATTTTTAAATTTACAGATATTGACAAGTTTATAACAGATATTAATGCAAGTAGATGTCATATATATTTTATTCAACATCAGGATAACATAAATTTTTATGAATGGGGTAAACAACAAATTTCTCAAATTACAAGACCTGTCCATTTACATGCAGATGCACAATTACATAATAAAGGTATTCCTATAGCAACACTAGCATATGATTTTACACATGTATTGAATAATTTTTATTTAGAAACAAATCAAAATAGAACCAAAGATTTTTTACTTACTACTATCCTAAAGCCAGGAAGATTGCACAGGAAAATTTTAATAGACAAGCTCAAACAAGCAGATTTGTTAAAAAACTATGCAGGAGTAATTCATCCCAGAATAGTCCCCCAAACAGAAACACATGAAAAATGGTTAGGTACATTAACCAGTGCTGAGCAACACGAATTTCTTCAAGGTAAAATATACTGGGATTTATACAATACAGTGTATTATGAACTTGTGCCAGAGACTAGACACGACTATGCTAGTTTTCCTACAGAGAAAATATGGAAACCAATAGTAGCTAAAATTCCATTTATATGTTTAAGTGATTACCGATTCTATGACACCCTGCACTCATTGGGTTTTAAAACGTTTGACGGTATTATAGATGAATCTTTTGCAAGCGAACCTGATCTGGAAACACGAATAGATAAAATTATACACACAATGACCCACATTAACGCCCAAGAGTTTTACGAAAGATCACGCGACATATGTGAACATAATTATAAAACACTGTGTTATTTCCATTACGAAAATATTAATCGATTTATCAGACAACTAGACGATTTTTTTAAGCCATATATCTAGTCATAATACTCTGACGCAAGTTACAGGGTATAGGGTCACAACGATGCCAACTGTAAGCATCTACACGCATTAGCCAGCTAAAGTTAGGACGAAACGGAAACCTTTTTATTTCATTATCGTTCTCATCGGTGATACTAGTCCCCCACTGTTCCCCGCCGTCACAGAACATATAGATCTGCCAAGCAGTGTTAATAGTATGCCCGTCATAATGATTGTTTACACCATAGCCAGCATAGTCCTCCCAGAGACTGCTGGTTGTCCAACGATCACCAGCATACTCAAGCCCTTCTAAAGCATATACTGCCTGTTGTACATCTGTATGTTCCATAATGTTATGGTAGTACTCTTGCCAAAAGTCTATACTGCCACTTTCGGGTATGTAGATTGCACGGTTTTGGTTAAATCCCTCAGGGTTGGTACGGCTCATTTCAGTAGCCATATCGGGCCAATGTTGCATACACAGTTCATACAGCTCTGGATCTAGTGTATCCTCAATAACCACATGCCAATAGGGTTCCCATTCAACAGTAGCTTGTTGCAATTTTGCAACAGTATATTTTCTGTATTTTTCCCAAGAAATGGTAGACACGAGCGTATCCTATGCTATTATAATAGAGTAAGTTAAACAAAGGACCAAAAGGATCAGAACATGGCCCGATTTGATTATACAACTACTTATCCGCTCCGTGATGTGATGGCTGCGAGTGTGATGGCCTACCGCCTCAACGGTGACGAATACATCTTCTGGCAACTCATCACAAATACTGTTACTGAGTTTGACAAAGATGCAGATAATTACATTATTCGAAATCATACCAACAAACATTTAATGCTTTATAGCGTTACTGATGCAACTCCCCCAGATAATTTGATGCATCCTAAAGTTAACTTTTTCTTTGATAATGTTGCTGATGCTGAGGACTATGCTGTTGCTGATGAAATTATCAGTTACTACCAGGGTTTAGTGCTAAAAGCAATGGGCGCAACCATAAACGAATTTGAGCAGAAGATTTTAGGTCTTATTAAATCGGGCAAGGTGGCTGCTAACGAGTTTGG